CCTTTCTGACCGTAGCTTACCTTCTTCCCACTAGCCGTTCTCTTTACCTTAGCCTTGCCCTTAGCTGGGCCACTTTTCTTAGCCATCACTTCTTACCTTTCTTCTTCTTGGCGGTCTTGGCTGCATTCTTAAAGTCCTTGGCCGTTGGAGCCCCTTTGTCTCCTGCCTTACGCATTTTCTTCCCTGCCTTCCGCTTAGCGTGAATGTTTGCATATAAACCTTTCTTCTTAGCTGGCATAGAGCCTCCTATGGTACGTCACTGACTATATCTGCTGCTGTCATATTACTCATGATAAAGATACAATTAGCTTGAAACCCGTAATCAAACAAGTATGGGAAAAAGTCTCCGTCTCCCATTCTCCACCAGTGCTCAGGTTGAGTGCTTAAGCTGGAAAGGTCAACAGGGACACCAGAGTTGTAAATGTCAGGAACTATGTTACTAATATCATCATTGTAAACTGCTAGTTCGTCCACCTTACAGTTGTTACGTAGGTTCTGTCCGTTGTTATACCTGCCTACACGTAGGTTTTGGCCTATAACACTTCCAGTATAACCGTAGTTGTTATGGCTTTCTACCCTAGGGACTTCAACACCATCTAAATAAATAGTAAACCTGCTGTAGTAGTCTGCTAGTTGGCCTTGTTGGTTACCTGTAGTTCCACCATCATAAGTTATTACAATGTGTTTCCAGACATTTGCTGGCAAGGTGTCTTGGTTAGTAGCAAAGTTTAGTCTATTGTTATTAGTGCCATACCTAAACTCAAGTCTATTTAAGCTTCCGTTATACTTAAGCTGCATGTGACCTTGGTTAGCAACATCTTGATTACCGAAGTAGAAGATAGTCTGAGAGGCATTACTAGCTGTACCACCCTTAAACCAACATGTAATAGACCAAGCATCTGAGAGTCCACTTCCATTACTTGACCTACCTAATGTTGGGTCTAGTATCCCAGCATTAGCGCCTAAGTAGTCATTATTATTAAACTGTACACTCTTAGTGTTTGCAAAAGGAGGGGTGCCAATAGACAGCTCAATAATCTCACTATCTTCACCATTATAGTTAATGGCCTTAACTGGTATTGCATACTCCCCTGCTGCTAAGCTGCTGCCACCAATAATCTTTCTAGTGTTACCTTCAACAGTTGTAATGCCAGGTACGTTAGATAAGTCCCATTCATAACCTACACCATAGTCAGCAGTTAGCTCATAGTTAACTGTTTGGCCTTCTACTAGGCTTATTGCTAGGTTACTTGTAATAACAGGGGGTTCGTTACTTGGGGTGCCTGTTGCTGCAAATACAGCATTAAGTTCATCACAAACTTCTGTAGGTGTACCTGGATAGGGGGTGTCATCTTCCTGCACAAACTGAGAGTGGTCGGCAGCACTAACAACACTAATCTGCCTAGCTAGGTCATTAATTGTAACCTTATCGGTGTCAACTATCTCAGCTTGTAAGCTGTTTAAGAACTGTGCTCCATTTGCATTTTCAAGGAACACAGAGTTAGCTTCATCGTCTCTATAAACTTTAATCATCGTCCAAGTACCTGTATTACACTACCAGCATTTACAAGAGTTCCAGGAGAGGACAGTTTAATTTGTAAAGTAACGGGGTTGTCTCTTGTGTTGGTATCACCCATGTAAATTAAATCCGTTCTTAATCCTTCTCTGTATGGAAGTCCAGAACCACTGTCTAGCCTACTTATAATAGTTTCAAGAGTGTACTCACCACCACCTCCGCCTAGCTGATAACGTAAGCTAAGCAGTGAATCATTAATAGAGGGAACTACTGTAAAGTCATTCCGTATTAACACTGTTGTGCCAAGTGGCAGTTCTGAAAAATCAAAGTTACCGCTTGAGTCCATTAACTCTGTAACACCAAAGGGCTTAAAAGTCTTGTTTGTAAAAGCACCTGCACCATTGTTAGTTACAGTTGTCCAAGTGTTAGCTGCCAAAGTAATAGGTGCTGCTGCTGTTAGTGTGTCATTATAGTCCATAAAGCCTTGGTTAACTGCTGCTGCCCATGCAGAGGCACCACCAGTAGACTTTAATATTTGACCTTCCGTAGACGTTGTTGCACCTTTAACATCGTGCAACTGACTCTCAGGTAAGTCCTTATGCTGTACATCTGCCATGTTTCCTCCAGACAAAAGAAAAGGGGAAGGGGAAATAACTTCCACTCCCCCTCTTAAGGTTAGCTAGACTATACTGCGTATAGATACTTAACTACGGCTGAACCCGCTGAAGGGCCAGTAACAGTTAAAGCTGCTTCTGTAGTGATTGCTACGTAGTTGCCTTGGGTGCCATCGACACCAGAAATGTCTTGAGAGCCAACTGTAGCTACAGATACAGAACCAGTGTAGAAGTCTACAATCTCTGTAACCAATGCACCTGCTGGAACTTTAACTTTATTAGGCAAAGCATCACCATCAAAGTTAACTTTAATCTCACGCTCTGCGCCAGCAGAAGGAGCCTCAGCTCCCTCACTACCACCTACTTTACGTTGGCCGTAATGATTGTAAGCTGTACCACTTGTTAGTGGGAATGCGTTGTTTTCATAACCCATTGTAAGTCTCCTTATTTAATTGCTGTAGCAGAAGTGATGATGATACCTAGAGTATCTACACGTTGAGCACCAATACCCCAACGGGCCGACACTACATACTCATCACGTCTGAGGTCTTTATTGCGCTCACCCTCTACACGAGGCTGTCGTCTCCAAGCTGCCATAATGGGCTTACACTGGTCATCGAGGACGCACATTGCTACGTTAGCTACTGCCCCTGTTACAGAAGTAGTACCGTCTGTAAAGGCACCAGCACCACTCTTGTCTAAGCGATTGGAAATGATAATATCAAAACCATATAGGCTCTGAGTGAAACGCATACCAGAACTCATACCATTGTTAAGGATGTCCTTGGCAAAAGGCGTCACATCAGTGGTGATAGTAACTAGGTTGTTTAGCGTAGCTTCTACTACAGGGTCAGCCATAAACACTCGGCCTTGCTCTGGAACATTAGCTTTGTCAAATGCTAAACGCATATCGACTAGCTGCTCTAGGTCAAAAGTGTTATTGGTCGCTGTTGAAGCAATGCGGTGAGCAAACTCGTTGATTTTATTTGGGCCTGTCTGATCTTGTGCTTCGTTACACACAGACAAGAACTTAGACTCAAAGTACTCTTGTATGGCTCGTGTAGACTCAGATGAACGTGCTGCCATCAAAGCTTCTACTTTGTAACCATCTTCTCGTAGATCGTCAGTAACATACCAAGCATCACCAACATACTCAGTGATAGTTAGTTGTACACGACCTGTATCAATCGGGCTGTATTCAAGGGCTTCATTCTCTGCTGTCTCTTGGATAGATACGCTACCAACAGTAGGAATGTTTAGGGTGTCACCAGAACCAAAGTCTGCTACGTCACGGTAGAACTCTGTGCCTAGTAAGCCATCATGTAGGTTCATCAAGATAAAGTCGGAATAAATATCCTGTTCAATGAACGCTGTAGTGTTGTTTGTTAACTGCATGTTTTAATCCTCAAGATTGTACGCCGTGTTTCTTATAAACACTATCTCTGATTTGGCGTAAATATTCAATTTGGTCTTTAGTAGAAGCTCCTCGTAAGAGAGACTTCTCTGGTCTTTTTAACTCTGTCTCTCTAGGCTGACTAGCTGGAATGGTGTAGCTGCCTGTAGTTACAGAGGGGGATGCTGTTGGTGCTACTTGGAACAAAGACAAGGCTGCATTAGGAGAGCTTTGTGAGAGCTGTTGTAATGCCTGTACAGACATACCTAGCTCGGCTGCTTTAGCCTGTACTGCTTCTCCTGCTTTATCACCAAACTGCTGTACTAGAGCTTGGTTAACCTTAACTTCATTGCTTTGAGCAGCTTGAGCTGCCGATTGTTGTGCAGTGAGATTGTTAAAAATCTCTGCTACTTTCTGCTCATCAAGACCTTGAACTTGAGGGTTACTCTGTTGTTGCTGTTCTTGTGTTGCAGTGAACTTACTTACGACATCTTCTACAGCAGCACGTTTAGCAACCTCTTCTCTCAGGGCTTGAAGCTCAGCATCTTTAGCTGAGGATTCTTCTTTAAGCTGCCCAATAAAAGACTGAGAATGCTGTAATGCTTCAAGTGCTTTAGGAACGCTGTCGTATTTCTGTTCTCCAGTTTCATTCTTTATTTGTTTAAGTTGGTCTTCAAAAACATTAGTTGAAGCTGGAACATTTTGAGGGGTTTCCTCACTACTAAATACATTAGGCTGGTCAGCCATATTAACTACCTTTGTAATAAAAATATTAAATTATATTTCTTATATACTATATAGACTAAAAAAAGTGCTGTTTTGTGACAGTTTATTTTACTTTTTCCTCTAATAAACCAATTATTTCTTCTAGTGCTCTGCGGTATCCTATGTCATCTGCTTTCTGATATGCCCAGTTGGGGCTATCGTACTGTGCTTTATTAGGAGACAA